AATGAGTTCCCAACGCTTCAGCCGTTTGGATGTCTGTTCGATCAGGACAGGTTTATCCATTGTGTACTTTCCAGTCGCCGTTTTCGATGATCTTGGCGTTCATCGGTAACTCGTTCATAATGTAGACCCAGCCGGTGGTCTCCGTGCCGTCTTCCAGTTTTGCTGGGAAGAGCTGGCGGTCGTAGAGGCGAGGATAGCCCTCCAAACGGTCCACATTTGGCCAATCTTCGATGGGGACCTCGATCAGTTCGGCTTTGACAATTGTGTCGCCCTGAGGCTCGAATGCTGGGAAACCGTAGCCTGTGTCGTAGAGTGCACCGGTGATGGTGCAGGGCTTGATGCTGATGGCATTCTGACAGAAGCGGTGGTTGCGTTCGCCGGTCATCAATGTGCCGTAAACAATGAGTGAGACTGTTTTTTCGTTCATTTCGTTACCTTCTTTCTCTTTGTGGTAAAGTTATTTTTGATTCGATGCACCCGTGCGCCCCGAGAGCACATCTCTCGGTACTGTTCGGGATACACCATGCCCGAGCGGGCGAACTTGGTTGCATTAGTCATTTCGTAAGTTACTGCCATATAGTGCTCGCCACGAAATTCCACATCCAGCCACATCCGGCGGTAGATCTTGGGATAGCCCTCAAAGGAATCTAACCGCTTCAGGTGTTCTGCTGTGATCGCATAAAGAACGCCATCGACCTCAGCACCTTCCTCAAAATCGATATCGGCATAGAGCCGTTCCGCAATGCGGTAGTTCCGAAGGGTAGCTTTCCCTAAGTCGATTGCGCCGGGACACCTTCGATTTATGCGGTCGGGAAACATGTTGCTCCCGTAGGCGAAGTAAAGGATGAAGCTGTTCATTTTCAATCTCCTGCTGTGGTCGGTTCGTGCTATATTAGCATGACGTTTTGAATATAGCAAGTGCGCTTTCCATAATAGTTTGCAGATAAATTTTAATGGCATCGGCGGTCTGCAAGCCGGGGGGGCTGTCCCCCGGCTCTTTCCTGCGTCAGCAGTTTGCCCGCAGCTCGCGTTCAGCATCTTCGCGTGCCTTGGCGATTCCCTCGGGCGTCATTGCTCTAATTGGGGTGAAGGTGCAAGTCGGCGGCGGGAGCGGATTCTTCTTGAGGTCAAGGAAGTCGATGCAGATGTCGAAGAGGACGCGCGGAGCCTGGACATTGGCGAAGTTGCCGTCCTCATCGTGGCAGACAACCAAGGCGTTTCCGGCGATTCCCGGCATCTCGTGGAGCTTGAACCCTACTGTCTGTTTCTTGAGCCGCCCCTCTTCATCCACGATGAGAAGGTGTTTTTCTCCAAGGTTGATGATTTCAATCACATCACAACCGATCGTCTCGTAGATCGCGTGGAGTGTTGAACGACAGCAATTCCTGCCGCCACGCCTTTGGCGGCAATGCCAACTGCAATCAAGGCTACACCAAGTGCTGCCGCTCCCGCAACCAATAGCGCAAATGTAGTGACCAATTCCTTATTTTGTTCGATCCACTGTGTGAATGTGTTGATGACCGCGGTTACCCGTTGAATGAATGGCTGAAGAGTACTGTTCATTGCATCTGCGATAGCATTCATTGCACCTTCAACTGCGGACATCAGCAGGCGGAAAGAGCCTCCGAGCCCTGCATCCATCTTTGCTGCGGTGTCAGCGGCGACTCCGTCCACATCTCTTAACTTTGCCAGCATTGCATCGAGTTCATCCGTGTTTGCGGTCAATGTAAGACCGGCAAGAGAACCTCGGATATCAAAAATCTCTTCTGCAAATGCGAGTTTTTCAGCTGTGGGCATCGTCTGCATGACCTTGGCAATGTCCCGCATGATGTCCGCCATCTTGCGGAGATTGCCCGATGCATCAACCGTTTCCACGCCGACAGCCCGGAGTTGTTCCTGGACTCTGACCTTTGAAAACTGACTGAAGCTCTTACGCAATGCTGTACCGGCGAGCGAGCCTTTGATCCCCATATTGGCAAGTACTGCCAGCGATGCACAGGTTTCCTGGATGCTTTCTCCGGCAGCAGCCGCTTGCGGTCCACCCATTTTGAGTGCCTCAAAGAGGTCGGTCAGAGTTTGAGCAGAAGAGTTTGCTGTTACTGTCATAACATCAGCGACTTCACTCATTCTATCGGCTTCAAGACCGAAGATACGCATGGAGTTTGCAGCAATGTCGCCGGCTTCTGCAAGATCTGTTCCAGTTGCGCGAGCAAGATTCAGTACATCCGCAATTGCGGCTTGGATTTCTTGCGGTGAGAAGCCCATTCGCCCGAGCGACACCATAGCATCAGCCACTTGTTGGGCGGTGTAGGATGTCTCTCGCCCGAGTCGTTGAGCTGTTACAGTCAGTTCCTTAAAGTCAGCTGTTGTTGCTTGCGTAACAGCCTGCACAAGTCGCATACTGTCATCGAAACCGGCAAAGGACTTTGCTGCCAAAATCAACGGCAGCGACATTGCCCCGGAAAGCATCAAAAGATCTCTGCCGACTGAAGTACAGGTTCTGCCGAATGCTTGGAGTTGTGCTTGAGCGGAAATCAAATTCCGTTGGAGCTTTGAGGTGTTGGCAGTCACCTCCACATACGCAGATCCGGCGCGAATCGTGTTTGATACAGGCATATTTCTCCATAAAAATCAAAAACAGTACAACAAGATACTTGATTTTTTGTCCGTTTAGGTTAAATTACATTTTGAGAGATGTAGTTTCTTCACCTCGTGTGGATAAAGGATGTTGAAAATGTGCCAGTTAGATCGTCTTTACAGTTTGAAGTCTCAAATCAATGAGATCGCCAAAAGACATAACGCTGAAAAAGTGTATGTCTTCGGTTCTTGCGCCCGTAAAGAGGAAACTTCTGAAAGCGACATCGATTTGCTGATTGAATTCAAAGCAGATTCAACACTGTATGACCAAATTGATTTGCGTGATGAAATGTCAACTTTCCTGCAGTGCAAGGTGGATGTCGTCTCTAAAAAAGGCTTGCATCCCTTTATAAGAAAAAGCGTCTTGGAGGAGGCTGTAGCATTATGACTAGGAAAAGCGATAATGTTTTTCTCCTGCATATTGTAGATTCATTTCAGTGTATATTAGAATATGTTTCCAATGTCACTGAAGAGGAATTCTATAATAAGCGACTGATTCAGGATGCTGTCATCCGGAATTATGAAATCATTGGTGAAGCCGCAAAAAATCTGAGCGAAGAATTTACCTCTCTCCATCCTGAAATCAACTGGCATGGCATGGCTGGTTTTCGGGATGTTTTGGCTCATCGCTATTTTGGCGTTGATTTGGAACAAGTTTGGCGTATTATTGAAAAGAACGCCGCGAGCGATCTTTCTCAAATACAAGCTTTGCCAGAATACCTTGATGCAAAAAAAATGCTTGAAGAGCAATAATTATTTGCAGAATACATTTTTCAAGATTGACAACGGTGCTTTGGTGATTTGTTGCACCTTTTGTGCGTAGGGATTGAACATATCCGGGCTTGCAGGCTTGCTCTTCTTGGGATCACGGACGATGTTGGCGATCAGAGCCATTAAGCTGGCTGTCTGTTCCCACTCAAACCGTCCCCGCACATCAGCCATAAGTATGAGTTCCCGAAGTGTGAACGGATCGGGATTTACTCCAGCGATTCCGGCACATTGCCAGATGAGTTCGTCAACTGTTCCAGAGCCTTGTCGATTCGCGCATCGAGTTCGGGATCTGCCAGAAGTTCCGTCAGCATTTGCTTGCTTTTTGCCTCGAATCTGCGACTTGCGGACAAGATCTTCTGAAACACTTTCCGCTTCGCCTCGGGGAAAAAATCAATCACCTCATCCAAAAATGCGGTTGTGGCATTTTCAATGGCATCACCTGCCATGGCTCTGCCGAAATCTTCATCGGAGATATTCAGTGTGTCGGCTTCCGGCTTGCAGACTGCATAAAGCACATCCACAAGCAACACAGGATCTGCGGCAAGCTGCTCAAGCAGTCCGACATCAGGTGTTCTGCCGGCTTCAATAGAGATAATGTTGGCGAGGTCGATACCGCAAAGGGCGCGAACACGCTTGATAGTGCCAACAGTTACAGAAAGTGTCCAGGTACGCCCGGTATTGTCAGTAAAGGTTTTCACAGTATATTATTCCTTATATATAATAGATGGGAAGAATGCTCCGGCTGTTATACCGGAGCGTTGGGGTAATGTGGTCTGGGTGTGGATTATGCACCGCTTCCACCACTGATCCACTGCGGAGCGCGCTCCGAAGCTGTCGGTTTGGCGGTGATAGAAACCGACAAGGCTTCTTCCAAGGGCTGCTCAATGCTGAATCCTGTAATGGAAAAGTCTGCATCCAGCCCCGTGCCGTTACCATCGGAAACGAAAAGCGATAACGGTGTGTTATCAAAGTAAGCGGCAGCAAAGGCGTTGTAGTCGGCATCTTCCGTGTCGTAGAGAATGCTGAATTCAAGACTTGCTTCCTTCAGTGTAGCGACAGATGCTCGCCAACCGTTGGTGGCACGGGTCGTCACATCCGCTTCACCGCTTTCGAGGTTCAAAGTCAGGTCTTTCACGTTTTTGACTTCGGTAGTTCCCTGCGTACCGGCAGTACCGCGCATCAGAACGGCATCAAGACCAAGAACAATAGCCATAGATAGATGTTCCTTTCAGAGTTATTTTACAGTATTTTCCCAGAAAGCCGGGAGTTTGGGAGCCGTGATCTCCAGAGTTGGTCCCATGAGAGGACGCTTGGGATAACGGCGTTTACGGTATTGAATGTTTGGACTTCGACAAAGACAAACTTTATGAAATTCAGGATGCATTCCGAACCTTACCTGAAAAAGTTCTCCGTAAAGTTGAAGTGGTGATGCGTAATGTTTTCAAATTCGCCGGAAATGACAACATAATGCTCCGGGTTCTGGACGATGCCCAGCAACAGGAAATTGAAATCGGAGCAGAGTTTTCTGAACTTAAAAGCAAATATGACCGGGCGTTCTATATTTATCTG